AAAACATCCCAGGTTGTTGTATCATAATTCCAAATTTGGATTTGTACTGTATGGGCAGGATTACCATTATAATAACCGTAATGTGTAAATTGATCGGGTACTCCCAATAAATTACTAAAAATGTATTCCGTTGTTAAATTTGGTGCCCCCCCAGTAACTTCAGTATCAATATATAGGGATGCATCTAAAGTCTGAATAGATGCCAAATTGCCAAGCGTATGTGTTCCGGCTGTTGTACTAACTCCGGTCGCAATAACTTGCGATAATGTTGTAGTTCGCGCAACCCAAGCTGAACCATTCCACCGCTTATAAGTTGTTCCATCATCACTTGATACTTGATATTTAATTTCATTATTGCCATATTTTGTAGCTGTTTCAATGAATACGGCTAATGCTGTTGAAAAAACTAACCCATTATCAGATTCTATTGATGGATTGTTTCTTAAAAAAGGTTCAAGCTTTGAGGGAGTATAATTTGATGTATGTTGAACATCATCAAATATTATAAGGTCATGAATTTTATAATTTGACACCCCTGTTGCGGTGTTATTAGTTCCTACCCTTAATATATTAATATTCCCATCTCTAATCGCTGTACTAGTTTCGGTGGCCCCCAACTGAATCCCATCTATAAAAATTCTATTTGCACCAGTTGTTAAATCCCAGTTATATTCGATCTCATATGAAACACCACTTGTAAAAGATGCGGAGGTATCTTGAAGGACTGTCAAGACATCATCCTTGTCATACATAACAAATCTTAAGTTACCATTATTTTGTTGCTGTATTTGTATTAAATTAGTAACTGTTGAATCAGCCATTATTATGCTTATAAAAACTTTTGTTGCGGCTGGTGAACCTGTATAATTTGGAGTCAATATAAATCGTATGCATCCAACTTGCTGACTATCGGAATTACCAACTGCACTATATTCAACATATCGAACATCACTATAAGTTAAATCTAATTTGCCAGCAACAATTGTGGCACCACCAACTGGTGTGCCTGTTATGCTTCCTTTTGCATAAGTGGCATTTAAAAGATAATTGTATGTGTTTATAAAAGTTGTATCAGAATTTTGTGGCCTTAACCTTGCTTCACCACCAATAACATCAATGTCAGCGGCAGTGTAGTTATAATTTGCAGGTGTTGAAAAAGGCCAATTTTTATTTGCACCACCTAATATTTTTAATGCTGCTTTATTACTATTGTTTTCATCAACCGTAATTTTCGCACCATCTGAAGGGGTATAATTAGCCAAAACATTATAGGGAATATCATCATTATTATTAGTTAATTTTTCCAACTGAACAACGGCGGCCTCACCACTGCCTAATATTTCAGTATCAGTTAAGGTGCCTTCATCAAATTCGGTGTCGGTATCCCATCTTACCTTACGGCCTGAAAGGTTACTAACCAGTAAGGCTTTTTTCCCTGCAATGGTAACAACGTCGGCCTCTGTTCCATCAGGGCCGGCAATAATTGTTCTTTTGGTTGTTCTTAATCGCGGTAAACCATCAACCGGATCAATTTCGTATAATGCTGGGTCGCCTAGTATGTTAGACATTTTTTAGCTCTCTTTTTTTTCTTGCCTTAAAATCCAATGTTTTCCAAATGGTGTATTTAATTCTTTTAATTGCTTTTCGTTTACTTCATATTCTTTCCACTCATAAGCAACAACTTCTAAACCAGCAATATTAATTTTTCTGGAAGGATGCGCATGATTAACTTTTAAAATCATCTTACAAGTTTTGAAAGGATTTTCCCTTTTAGGATTTTCCTTTTTAGGGTTTATAAATACCTTGGGTTTTTCTTTTGGTTTCTCTTTTGGTTTTTCTTCTTTGTCTTGCAAGTAGAAATCCTTATTAGTATTACCTTTCATATTCCCTCCAATAAAATGAAGGGGCTTCCTTGCCCCCCCAATAGTTTTTACACTCTTTTGCCATAAGGCAAAGCCTACAATTCAGGCTATGAGTTGATTGTCTTGACGCACTTTTGCCAAAGCCCACCACCACAATTCCCTCTCCAGTCGACACCAAAGAGGTAATTTTTTCTTAAGAAAGAAGTTTCAGTCCCTTTGTCTAAAGCTTCAAACTTAACTGGTTGACGTTCTTGAAGGATAAACGGTTTAACCGCTCCACTTAATTCGGCCAAATACCAATCATTAACATCAGTGAACCGACTAGAAACCATAATCTTAGCGGCACCTTTTAAAACGTTAGTAGTTGAAGAAATTAAAGATGCATTAAAAACTTGCTCAGCAATATTTTGCAACCCTGGTGGAATAACACATAAGAAATCGCCAACGCCTTCATTATAAGGATTGCCCTTTTCATCTTTAAAATTAATCATTGCAGCGCGAGCAGCGTTAAAATCATCAGCAAACTTAGCAGCAGTCACACCAGAACCAGTCAATAAATTTGATTGGTTGCCGGCAACATTAGGATGAGTAGTTGCAAAATAAGCAACGCCGTCGTATGACAAGTTAGCTGTACCAGCTATCATATACTCAATTAATAATTTTCTTGAATGCATTTTTGCTTTTCGAGCTAAATCATTAATACGAATTTTAACACCACCGATTTGATCGTCAGCAATAGTATTTCTGCTAACACCAATAGTGTTTTCATAATCTAAGTTGTCTAATGAATAACTAAGATCGATCATTTGATCAATTTGTCTTTCATCTAACCATTGTTTCATTTCGCTACAGTTTTGTTATCGTAAAGGCTTTTTATCCTCTACTTCTTACACTTTCTTTTCGTGTAAGCTCAGCATACATTTTCATCCTATTACTAGGATGCCGGACACTCGTGCCAGGATTATATTCTTTTTCAAGTTTCACCTGGTATGCGTTACGATGGCTATGGTTTTTACACACATAACTTATCTCGGTATTCCCAATCTCAGAGTTCACCGATATTGCCCGATCATAATCCATTAGATTACTCCAATAGACGACCAGTTGATCGCGCCGAGCCAACCATACTTTTCGGATGCCGCGCTACTATTAACTTTCATCATTAAATTCAGATGATCACTTGCTTCTGATGATGTATCATAAGCCTTCATAAATTCGGCTCTTAAGCCTTTTTCAAGTACCAAGCCACCTACTTTAAACATTTTTATACTCCTAATTTTTTAGTTAATTAATTATTATATCCCAGCGATGCCGCTATCAATCATTACCCAGCCTGATGTCTCAGACACGTATTCAACCAGTACACCAATCATAGGTTCGTCACCAGCATTCGTTGAACTAAAAGCGTTGTCTGCACTGGCATAGCACTTTTGACCTACATCGGTTTGAGCTAAACCAACCCCAACTAACAAAAATATTCCATCAGTATGATGTCGACATTTTGTGCTAGCAGCGCCTTGTTCGTAGGCTATGCCCATAAAAGTACCAGTTGACAAAGCAGCGCAAGGCACTGCAAAACCGTCAACGGAACTAACCATTGATAAACCACCTTGATAGATAGTTGTTGCAGCCTTGACGATTAATGAAATTAATTTCCCAGTACTTCCTTTACTTAGTACAGGTGTATTTGCAGATAAAGCCATTTTATTGTCCTTTCAGATTAGTTAATTAAGTTTAGATTTTATTAATCTAGTTTTCGGTAATCATCACCATTATATTTTATGTAATCTTCTTTGGATAAACCTAATTTTTTACAGCATTCTTTGTCCTCAGCAGTAAATTTAACGTTATCCTTGTCGCCTTCATTTTCGCCTGAACCTTGAGCAGATAAATTTATTTGCACTTCATTAGCTTCAGCAAATGCAATTGCATCTTTTAAAGGTAATTTCATAAATACATCTTTATGAGCCGGTAAAACTTTTCCTTGTTTGGAATACTCGTCAAACTTTCTAGTTTTTTCAGCAATATCAATTGTATTTGCAAGCTTAGCACTTTTTGCTTTTTCAACTTTCAATTCATCACTCATAGAAATGTTTTTATCTTTTTCTTCACTTAGTTGTGTATTAATTTTGCTTGAGGTGGCATCGCTTTTTAATTTAGCAACTTCTTCCTTCAGCTTTTTGTTTTCAATTTCTAATGACATGTCAGTTTTTCCTTTCGATTTAATTTGTTTTTCATTCATGGTAACTAAGGCTGGCAAATCTTTAAGGTATGGTCTATTAGTCAAGCCGCCACCCACTAATGTTGCACCAAATTGTTGGCCCTGATTGTCGACATAGTTTAACGTAAACTCTGGGGAAAAGTATCTATACAGTTTTTCGTCCAGTTTACGCGCACCAGCCGGTGTGAATTTAATCGCGGCCCATAAAGAGTTTTTGTCCTCAGACAACCAAATATCTTCAATCCAACCGGCGGCCTCGCCAGCATCGTGATCAAAGTCAATTGCTAAATCAACCCCACGCACATTATCATGGAAGTTCTGAACCATGTTTTCGAGGTTGCCACTTGTTACCGTTACCCTACCAAATGCTGGGTGTACTCCATCGGTAACGTGTAATATTTCAATGATTTTATAATTTTGTTCAGTAAATTTAATTGATTCCCAATCATAACAACTTTGATCCATTTTAAGATCACCAATTAACTCATAGTCTTGCTTTGAGTTATTGTGTTTCGTCAGTTTTGTTTTCATCCTTTAACGTTATTGATTCATAACCTGATTTTTTAATACTTTCTTGTAATGGTGCTAAATCTTTTGGAGCACCTTTCACGCCTTTTAGATTGCTTACAACGTATGATTTACAATTATGGTGTAAAGGTGGTTGGTATCTTAACGAACTTGAATCATCAGAGTCGAATGACTTACCAGCTAATTGTTTACAGATAGCAACTTGTGGGTCGGGGTTTACAAATGTAAATGATTCTATTTGCTCCAACACTTCAGGCTCGGCGAATATATCTTGACGAGTTTTATTAACTGCAAACGATGCCGCATTCCCTGACGCAACCGAGGTGCCAGCACCATCAATATACTTGTCGCCAGCTTCGCGCATATCTTGAGCGATTATATTTTCATCCTGGGTTGAATCAATACTTGAGCTAAATTGAAAGAAAGTGTTTTTTTCTAAATCATTGCTCATTGTTTCAGTTAACAATTCAGCTTGACGCTTTAAATATTCCCTGGTCTTTTTAGGTAATCTTGATAATGTTTCATCATCAGCAAATTGAATATTTTCTAAACCAGGTATTTCTTTTTTAACTTGATCATAAGATTCGCCACCGACTTGTACTAAAGCATAAAATAAATCATCTTTGAACTTAGCACTGAAACCAGCCTCAACACCTTTTGTTGCATTTACTTTTTTTGTATCACTAAGTTTATTATAATTTCTTATAGTATCTTTGATTAGCTTATCCCTGATTTGTCTTAATCTGAATTGCATTATAACGCGCAATCCTTTTTGTGATTTTTCTATTAATGCCTTTGGCGTTTTCGGTTTCGAATCGGCCATTGTAAGGTTATCGTCAAACTGTTTATTTGGAGTTTCATTTTCAATTGCGGCATCAGATTTTTTTTCTGCATTTTCTTGCTTTTTTTCGTCGGTTTCATTTTCTTTTTCAGCCTTGTTAACATCAGGTTTTTTAATAGTTGGTGTTGGGGAATTAGGGTCAACCATTGATGCATCTATTTCTTCTTTCTCTGGAAGTTTATTAACGGCTCTTAAATATCTTTCTAATTTCGGATCGGGTGTTAATGCACCAGCTTTAACAAGCGTTTCAACTATTTCGGCTAATTCTTTTCCAGCCTTATCTTGAATACCAGTACAAATCATTTTAGGGTATTTATCTTGGGGTCCGAAATTGTATTTAATTAAATCTTTTACTGGGCTTATGTTGTGGGCTTCACAAATATTATCTGCTTTGTGTTGTATGCCTTGCAAAAAGAAATCTGATAGATCATTGGATAATGCAAAAGCACCACCGCCACCATCTTGACCCAAGTTTAAGAAGTTAGCCAAAAATGATTTCACCATCCCGTTTTCTTCGCGAGTAATTATCTTAGATAATTTTTCGGGGTCGAATTGGGAATTAATAATTTCAACGCCCCAACCTTCGGGTTTTTTAATATAATTAGATTCGTTACAGATAAATTTTTGTAATACTTCTTCAAAATCGATTGCTTGCTGTTTTAGTTCTTGCCCTTTTGGAACGGTCCCAATTACCATTGTAATACTTTTTTCAGCACCGATACCTTGTAACTTTAAATATAAATTCTTTCTAAAGTAAGCACCATAACAGGGCCTTAAATCTGAAATCCCTGAATAATTATCGCCTTCCAATTCATTAACAATAGCCATAAGAAATTTACCAGGGATAAAAACATCATTCTTAGATGGGGCGTAATCGCCTGATACTGTTTGTTTAATACCGGCTAAGTCGCCAGTGTCGGGGTCAATAACCCACTCGGTAATTGTCTTAGGCGAGCGCCAGCCAAAACGATTGATTCCAATATAATCACCCCACTCTTTGTTGTAGCCTTTTTTATGTATCATTTCGAATATAGCGTGGCCAAAATCAACATGAGTTAACGCTTCTTTTATGTGGCCTTTGAATGGTCTAGCCAAATCGTCGAAATAAATAAACTTTAAAAAATCGGCGTGTTTAATGTGCTCTTCATCTTCACTGGCCGGTTCAAAATCAAACTTAGCACCAAGAATGGGGTTTTTAACAGAGCTTAAACACATTTTAATTGTGGTATCTGAGCGCCGCATTTTATCATACATCTCGGCGGCATCAGTGCCAGTCAAGGCCCCTAAATAATCTTCGGAATAAATACCGCCTGATATTTCAGTACCAGCCGAGCCAATGGAGTTATCATGTTTGTTAGTAAGTTGCGGTTTGGTATCAGCAAACCGGAAAACACTTGCTATTCTAGAAAACAATGATTTTTTTTGCATCCCGTTACCATTTTTTGAGTTATTAAATTAGTTGATTAAATGATTATTCAGTTTTAAAATACCATGGTCGAATTATTTTTGTCTACCAATTGTCATTTTTTTTCATTGAACCGGATATAGATTTTCCGGGTTTTTTAGGTTTTGTCATTTCACCGACTGTATTGGGTTCTGATATTACACCGGCCACAATGCCTGCCATCATTACTACATCGTCATTTTTACCAGATAACGCGGTCAACTTTTTCTTTTCCTCTACAAAAGTATTACATTCCTTGTAAAAAATTGGATTGTGGAACTTCATTGTGCGGTTTTCGCAACCTTCCTTTAAGACATCCAACATTTTAGGCTTTGTAATTTGATCGGTAAGCCAACCTAGTTTTCCCTTTATGTAGCAATATATATTCCAATAGCTAAGAATTGAATCTAAGGCTAACAGGCAAGAATGCCCGTGGTTATTACGTTCTACGGCGAGTAGGGCCTCACCATACATGTTGCCAAGTTCGTCTAATAAAACGGCCAATTCTTTTGGGGAATATTTACCATGAAAAAATGCCGCTTCTTCCCCAAGTGTTTTATCGTAACAAATACCACCAGAGGCATCCCCTTGATCAATGCCTTCAGATACATCAGACCCAATGATATACTCATGCCTTGTGTCATATTCATGGAAGATTATAAATTCACCTTCCTCGCGTATTGGTGCCATTGTTTCACTACGCAACAAACGCATATCTTTCAAATTGAAGAAACTTTTTCCAGTCGTCAAAAAACAATCATCCTCGGTTTCGGGGTATTCTTGAGGATATAATTTTTTATGCTTTTTTACTTTTATGCGCCGCCACTCAATTTGCGCTTGCGTTAATTCGAAACCGTAATTATTTCGAACGATAATATTTAATTCTTTCTCTTCTTCCGTAAAAGGCCCCGTAAAGACATTTTCGGTTTTATAGTTCTTATGAGTATACCAAGGGAAAAAATAGTTCTTAAACGTAGACCTCGGATCGGTCCAGTCGTCGTAATAATGATTTAATCCGTTTGGTGTTGATTCACTTGAGTAATGAAAATTATCTGGCACCGCGCCAAGTGATGCGGAAATTTTATCTTCTTCAGTAAATGCTCTTTCAGTAATATGTAGGCGCTGCATTGTAACCGATCTAAATTCTAGACCGACTTTGATTGATGTACTTCTGGAAGGGAAACGCATTTCATACTTTGAGCCATCACCCCGATCTAAATCGGGTTTCATTGGGTCTGGCATTTGATCATAAGCATAACGAGCAATTTTAAATATTTCTTCAATGGATTGCATATCTTTTAAAATTAAACCGGCGCGAATGCTTGATAAGAATAAAACATCGTCGAGATAAACCAAAACAAAAAAGGTGGTGAAACCTATTTGCCTTGATTTATTTATGAGTGGATCATTAATTAATAAACCTTGCTCATTAAAAGAGCCGTCCCAAATTTCTTGTTGCTCATCATTAAAATGAAACTTAACTTTTTTACCTTGTTTGTTTTTAATGTAATAGAGATTATTTAGACGCCAGTACTTAGATTTGAATTGATAGTCACTCATTTAATCATTCATATAAGATTCGAATGCTTCTTGTAGTTCCATTTGTTTTTGAACTGACTTGGGTTTACAAATAATTCTTTGTTGTGTTTCCCCACAATAACAACTTTCTCCTATTAAACCAACATGATCTTTTGTAATAAATGGCTGGTCAGTTATGCATTCTTTTTTACAACTAGGGCAAGTGTATTTTTTGGGAGTTAATCCATATTTTAAGACCCATGATTCTAAAGTTGCATTTATATAAAACATTTTTCGTTACCGATTGTTTGAAAGGAATGTTTCGAAGTCATTAAATCTTTTGTCGATGCGGTGTTCGAATCTTTCGATTCGTTTACATGCAATATCATAATATTCTTTTTCTTTTTCTATGCCTATGAAATTAAATCCTAATTGTTTGCAAGCAACGCCAGTTGATCCACTTCCCATAAATGGGTCTAGTACTGTGCTATTTGGTGGGCTAACCATCTTGATTAGGTATTGCATTAGTTTTGTATTCTTGCAAGTTGGATGAATATTTCCCTCGCCACGATCTTTCTTTGACGCTTTTGCACAATAGAAAAATCTAGATACTTCGCCAAGCATTTCCCCTGCTTTTTCATCTAGGATTAAATTTGCAGGGAATCGGCCATCTTTTTTATAATTATTTAAATCAATTGTATTTAGCCCACCATTCATTGAGTTACGGCCTTCTTCGGCTGATTTACTTTGTAACCTATCCCATTCTTTTAAATGCTTCTCTTTATCTTCTCCTTGGGTTTCAACCCTACTAACATCAATATTTATAGCACCTGTCGAATGTTTTAAAACATTATCTACAATTGATTTTTCTGAAAGTGGTTTTCTAATTAATATAATATCATTAGCAAAAGGTACCATCTTTATTTCGTTTTCTTCTCTTTGATACTTCTCGGTTAATTTTGGCAATATGTCCGCTATTTTTGTAACATTGTTTTGAACAATAATGATGCTCAAGTCGTCTATACTCTCTAATAAGTTTTTCAAATTCATTTCCACATTTTTCACATTTAATTGTAATCCATTTAGTTTTGTCTTTTCCTGGATGGTGCATTGATGAATGTTTTCTAATATCAACAATTTTAAGGTTTTCAATTCTATTATCATTTCTTTTACCGTTGATATGGTGAACATGTTCTTCTTTTGATAAAGACCTTCCAATATATTTTTCCATGATTTTTCTATGTTCAAGATAATTTTGTCCATTCCCTGTAATTTGGACATATCCATCTTTTCTGGTTTTTTGCATAATATCCACCTTTCATTGCTTGGCTTAAGAGCAGTGCCATAACCATCCCATTGTTTAGCTTGGTTAGATGCTGGTTTAGTTTCCATTACATAATCAGAGGTTAAATTTTGATTAGTGTTATAAGCACCACCCGACATTAATTTCATTTTACCAGATGATTTTCCGTTATGTCTTTTTTTCTCTCCTATAACCTCACGTTCAACCCCCAACTTTTTTTCAATGGCTTTAGAAATATTATGACTCTTAGGGAAACCGCTTCCAAATAAATGAGTTACAATATCCCTTATTTCAAAGCCTGCATTTTCCAAAGCGGTTGCAGTCCAGTGACTAGTGCGAGGTATGGCCCAAACAAAACCATGAGCGCCAGGTTTTAAAACCCTTAAACATTCACTCATTATTTCACTAAACCACTTAATCCATTGATCACGGCCACCTTTGTCTTTGTCCCAATCTTTTCCCATAAAGGAAATACCAGCCGGTGGATCGGTTATTAATGAATCGATGGAATTATCTGGAAAAGCTTTCATTGCCCAAAGGCAATCACTATTTATTAATTTCATTTGTTACCGATTATTTGAAAGGAATGTTTCGAAGTCATTAAATCTTTTGTCGATGCGGTGTTCGAATCTTTCGATTCGTTTATGTATTGCGGTTACATCATCGACGGTTGCGAATGTTTGGAAGGTAAAAGCAATAGACCCACCGACAATACACATTAAGCTTATTATGAGGGTTATTAATAAAATTATATTGCCGTATGGGTTTTTTGACTTGGGGATTGTCATAACTTCAAGATAAATATTTTTGGGTGATTAGTAAATAAAAAAAGGGGGTTGAGAAAGCTACTAAAACCCAACCCCCAAGCATAAGGAGAAATTCATGCAATTTTATTTAAATATTTTCCGATTGGTTTGGCAAATGAAAAAGGGCCGAGGAAACCCCGACCCCAAAAGCCATGATTGAAAGTTTTTACACTAATCAGCATTAATATACTCTGCAATCTTGTCATTAGTCCAATCGATTTTGCCTGAGTGATCTATTTCTTTTTTCTCGCGCCACTCGTCAGGGAATCTATTCATCATGTTGAATTTAATCATTGTAGCATTATAATTTGCACCTGGTGAACGTGCAGCATCAACGGCAACTTTTTCCCAATCGAGCCTTGATAATTCAACGCCGATAAGCGCGGCGTATGAAAAGTCTGGGTGCTTCTTTTTCCATTCATAAATTGTTGACTTTGTGACACGTAGCAAACCGGCAAAAGCTTCAAAGGACAATCCTTGTTCCATATGGTCTAAAAGCATTTGACAATATTTTTTATCATATTTAGAGGGGCGTCCGAATGTTTGCCCGTTATTATAAACACTTTCTTCGGGTTTGGTATTTTCATGCACCATTGATTTTCTAATATCATCATCAAGGTTTCTTTTTTTTTTCTTTTCCATAATTCAATCTTAATTATCGTTTTGCATGAAGTCAATTCGCGGAATGTCATTAATCATTTGCTTCTTATAACCATAACCTTCCATCCATGGCAACTTGGATGGGTGCAATCGCATTCCATAACCTTAAAGACACGATCAAATTGCTCTCTCAAAATACCACACCCCTTGCAATAGCTTTTTATAAATTCTTCTTTGGTTAGTTTCAATCTTTCATCTTCTGTTTTTAATTCTTTTTCCAAAAATACCACCATTTCTTTTTATAGTTCTTACAATTATTTTTTTTGTTTAGAGTTACGTATTCTATATTAGCCAAAGTAAATGATTCTTTTGGATAAAATATTTCCACCATATTGCTTGGATGTTTACATTGATCTTTAAAATCTGTTGATGTGTTATCTTTAAACCATTTACAATAATTACAAAATACTTTTCTCATTTCACACCTATGGGTTATCGATATAAACGCCGAAATAATTATTCATGGTTTCCATTATGATACTGTTCGCAAACCTTGTCGTCAGGGTATCGATCAAACTTATAATTATAATATTCGCACCTATAATATTTTTCGTAACCATCGTTTTCATATTTTAAAAAATGACAAAAATCACACGTATTTGGTTCGGGCAAGAATGGAGGTCTAGGCATCTTTTTCCCTCACCATCACAGACACGTTTAATTTTTCTAAGTTGTGATCATTATTATGAATATAAACTTGCTTTATATCTATAATTTCATTTCCATCCATTTGTAAAACGTCAAGCCAACTATTTAGTGATTGATTGGCCTGGTAATCATGACCATTACTACAAGATTCACGGTGGTAATGTTTAACTTTCATTTTGATTTTTAGCCTTAACCATTTGCATAATTTTATTACCGTTTATTATTTCCATTTGTTTACAGACTTTCATAAACAACCGCCGTGCTTGCCCAGCTTCTTTGATTATCTGGCCTTTGTAGATAAAACCTTTTTTAGTTAATGTTAAAGGCACTATACCATCGAGAGTAAAATTTATTTCACCTGGTTTCGGTTTTGGTGCATTTACTTTTGATGGTGGTGGATTTTCAAACAATGATAAACTTTCGTTTGATTCTTGCGGCTCAGTCATTTAATTCACCCTTATAAAAAATTATTGCGTAATATTGTTTTATATATTCATCTTTCTTCATACTTTCGGAAGTGGTTTTAAATTTAACATCAACCAATTCAACACCATTGGCTTTAATAAATTTGTTTATATCTTTTTCAAGATTATCAAATTCAATACGAGCAAACATTTTTATTTTTGTTGGTTGTGGTTCCATTGCTATTGTAGATTCTAGGATTGCTTTATTTATTTTTTTATTCATCTCATCATGAAAACTATTTTTGGAATCTATCTCATCAACTTCATCCATCTCAGTATCATCAATAGCATTTTCCCTTCTCTTTTTATTACAGCTAAAGCAAATTACATCTTTTGTACCATTTGGGTATCTAAATTCAAAGCTAACCCCATAATATTTTTCATGACAATCATCACACGTTAGCTCATCCATCTCATCATCATTCAAAGCATATTCTTTTCGCTTATCGACACATTCGAAACAATCACACCCGGGGTGTGGAGGTACTTTTGCCCTACTGGTCATATTGGGTGGGCTTTCCATCATCATTCTTTTTTGTTCAGGTGTTACAGTACCATTGTAATTTTCAATAGGTATTTCATAAGCTGGCCTTTCACCTAATTTGTTTACTGTTGCTGGTGTTCTTTTGGCTTTTTCTTTCATTGGCTTTTTATTTCCTTTCTTATTTGGCTTTTTAACATCTTCTCTTAAACATGCTGGGCATGTAATTATCATTTTGTTATTATATTGAACTTCATAAAAAAATCGCAATTGGTTTTCACCGCAAAAATCACATTGAAAGACTTCAGTCATTAAATTATTCCAAATATTTTTTGTTTCATATAGGCTATTAGAGCATTAAATAAACCATCATAAACCCAAATAGCATCATAGGTTCCGAATTTACATTTACATGTATTATCACTAAAAGCTATACGCTCACAGCTTGCACATATTCGCATTTCAATCATTTGACAAACACTCCCAATTGTGTTTCATCAATCCCTAAAAATTTTCTTTTCATTCGACCGCATCGTTTACAAATATAATGATTGTAATATTTATCCTCATGCTTTGGATAATTTCTTTTTAGCAGGCACCCAAATATTTTGCAAGCGGCCCTTTTTTTTGTAAACCTTATTTGGATCTTTTTTATTTCTATAAATTGTTTTAGCCATTTCACTTTTTCTTATCCTTTCTTTGTGGTGAACACAACCGAAGTTTTCCCCAACTTCCATATCGAATTGAATGTATATACCGTCAATAGGTGTACCCTTGCGCGTGTTAGTAAACTTTTCAGAACTACACCAGCCTCGCGCTGTTCTTTCTTTTTCTGTGAAACTGACGAACGTTTTGCAAGTATGACATTTTTTCATTATGCACCCTCTTGGTCATTGCAAACACTCCATTGAGAAGCATCATCCTCGTAAGGGAGAGCATCATCTATTTTAAAATCATAAAAGTTGCACCACCATTTTCTAATATTTTCGCTCCTACCATCCTTAAGCTCACTATGCTTACAATTACTACAACAACTTACAGCTTTATAATGTTCTGGTTTCATACATCCAATTCTTTCATTTTGGTTAATGCTTGCTTAGCGATGATAGACGTTGCATTAAATGCTAAACTTAACCCTGCTTTAAATTGGGGGTCGTTGTTACCGTGCACTTTTGAAAGATTGTAAGTGGAAATTTTTTCTAGTGCTTTTGTTGCAGCGTCTAGTTTAGCCTGTAATAAAATACAATGCATAAGCACATCAGTGTCGGTGGGTTGCTTACTATATTTCAAACTGGTTGTTTCAATTCTTTTATCATTCGGCACTTTAATATCGGCTGTTTGACTCATTGACTTTTCCTTTCAATTATTCATGCCTGATTAATGCTTTCTTTTTGGCCGTGGCTTTTCCAAATGCTTCGGTGTGGGTGCCTTCTATCATGTTATCACTTGAATTGTCACGATGATATTTGCACATTCTATGCTGTGAACCCCATGAATCAAACATTATCTCACACCCACTGGCTATACATTTTCTTTGTTTTACTTTAATTGGTTTTAATCCTATCAATACCCTTGATTCGTTTACAACATCAACCGAATGAATTGAAGTATAATAATAATCCTTACGTGACTTTCTTTCGTTGCTCATTGTCGATTGCTCCGATTATTTTTTGCACCTGATCTAAACTCCAAACCTTATAAGCTTTTCCACGGCCTTTGTTTTTAACTGAGTAAACGAACGTTTCTTGATCGGGTGAAAGTTTTTCCTTTTCGTTTTTCTTAACTTCAAAGGCTACAAAATAACCATAATAACTACAAACAATATCGGCAATACCTTTATTCGGATTATATCTAAAATATTTTTTTATTGGGTCGTATATCCCCGTACTTGTTACTTTAAATGCGAAGCATCCAAGTTGAAAATTTAACCAGTTTAATATTAAACTTTCAATTTGTTTTTCTGATTTAGTTAATTTCATTCTTTTGTTTTGTCCGTGTTTGTTTCTATATCACAAATATCATTTTCAATTTGTTCTAAATGGTTATTCATGATTTTCATTTGTTGCATTATTTTATCTAAAAGATCGCTTATTATATAAATAACAACAAACATAAGTATTGCAAATAATAATATAATATAATTCATTTACCCACCCAATAAACTATTTAAAAGTTTTGAATATTTACTTGGGGCACCAAATGATTTGTTTGAGCTACCGTTTAACCAAAATGCTTGA